TGAACGTTAGATCTTGTCCTGTGTATCGGGTGAATGGGGGGCATTCGTCTTCCGTAAGTTCTTCAATATCATCCTCATCGGATTCCTCCTCATCGTATATTTCTGGAACGATGGAACCGATACTTTCTCCCACAGTGTGCATGACACAAAACTTAACGGCATATTCCATATCTTCCGCTGTCACAGCTGTGCGACCACACGCTTTACAATATTGACACGCAATGATTAAACTCTTTTCAATCACTGGTGTGACGATGCCAATGAGCGCATTACTTTGAGCGTTTTCGTATTCTCCTGACGATTCACCGAATCCTGTTTTCATCATCTTTATTATTACGAATTAAAAAGTGTTTGAGCAATTCCCCCGTGTACACGAAGGATATTATACGTTAACGCGTAAACACGAAGTTGTCTTGCATAAGAGATGCAAGGTGTCATACTTAGGTTGAGGATTTGCTCTTTCACGAGACTGAAATTAACCTGCCCCGTGGGATACCACTTTTCTGGTTCACACGCAAAACTATATGAGTAAAATCTACGAATGAGTTGTGTTTTTGAATGATGAATTGCACCCTGAACGGCTTTCAAAAATATAACATTTCCAGTTTCATCTGTGATTATTGGCTCACCATCCAAGTCTAGTGTGAGATAGTTCAAGTTTTCGTACAGTACCAATTTGTTATTCGAGACCGATAATGTATTATCATAATCGAATGGCGAAGCACCTTGTAGTTGAATCACGAAATACAATTCCTTCACTGGATTTATAAAACTTAATCTGAATTTACCCGTAGAAACATTTTCCGGAATGTCAAATGTATTTTGTTGAATTTGTGTAATTGTGTAATCATGCTTTGAAGTTTTAATCTTTACACGTTCACATATGTCTACAAAAACGATCTCACTGCATAATTGGAAATCTGTTATTTTTGGTGTGTATGTAAGATTTTTGTATGTTCCATCCGATGTATCAATAATAAGATTTGTGTAGTCTCTCAATTTAATCTCAACTTCAACTTCCTGTTTCGTGATGGCACAAAGAGGTATGGCAAGTTTGGGGTTATTGTAAAAATAGAATGGTAAATCTATAAAGTAGTCTTGTTCAGTTGTGGCTTTACCAAGGAAACCTATAATAGTTGGGTCAGAAACTCGAACCGCTGATGTTCTCAACGAATATTTTCCAATTAATTTTTCAAGAGCCTTTTGTTTTGTTTGTGTAAAGTTGTGTTCTGAATATATTTGTAAATAATCACTTGTGATTCTCTGAATAACTTCACCACCCACGATGATATCAGCATATTCTATGAGGGCGTGACCAATGGATTCAATGTAACCAATATTATATGGTGATGTCAAAGCTGGTAACTTGACTTTAACACTCAATGTTTTAAGAAGGTCACCCTGATCTTGGGGAATCGTAAACTTTACTTTTTTTCCAAAGTCGGCTTCATTCTCTGGTTTCATGTAAACATATTCTGTTGAATAGTTTGAATGCCTCTTAAAACTTTGGAGAAAATGTGTATAGTCTGGGTCGAGTGTAAAGAACCTGTCTTGAGGTCCAAATGTTTCGAGCTGAACACGACCAGCCATTACTAATATAACAATCTAAAATTTTAAACCAGCTAATCCACTTTCAAAACGAAGAATATTGTAGTTCACCGCATAGACGCGTACATCGTTCGCATATGTTAAGTTGGATGGTTCTATTTCTATTGTGAATAATTTGTGAGCTATGCGACTCATATTTACTTGCCCAGTTGGATAATGAACTTCCGGGTGTAACGAAAAACTATACATTCCAAAATCAGATTTGAGAGTGAATAAACCCAATAATGGTGCAAGTGTACGAAGAACCAACGGTGAATTTGTGTGATGCTTTAACGCCTGTTCATACACAAGGAATTTTGTATCGTTGTCAAATACAACTTGATTGTTAAAACGTAATTCGACATTCTTTATGGTTGTATACGCATTTGGTGCATTAGCTGTAATAGTAAAGCTGTCCGGTGTACACGCAAAAAATAACTCTCTGACGGGGTGTTTAAAATTTAACATGACACCCTTTTTTGTCTCACCCGCTTTCATCTTAAATTGTGACATCTGAAGTTGTGTGATAGCATACTCAATTGGTCTGGACATTAAAAAGTTCCTCTCTTCGTCGGCAACGTATATAAATTCAGCGTCTAGAGAAATCTTTCTTATTGATGCACTTACATTCGATGGTGCGCCATAAAATATTAATTTGGATAGAGGCGTCGTTTTAATTCTTACTTCAACGCTTTGTTTTGTAAGAGCGCAGGTTGGTATGGATAAAGATGGATTTCTAAAAAAATAGAATGGAAGATCCAAGTAGTATGTATAGTCTCCAGTATACGTTAAAAAGTTACCATGCCCATTTAAAAAATACAGTGTTTGTGTCGTATCATCGTTATTGTTGTGTAGTTGCTGGTGAATATAGATATACTCGCCTGTAATTTTTTCAATAACTTGACCACCAATTACCAATTCAGCGTACTCTATGAGATTTGCGACGATAGATGGATTCCAATATACATCGTTAATTCCAGGTGTATCCGGCTTTGGATCACTCAGTGTAACTTTCAAGTTCATATTCTTTATGAGATCACCCTTGTCACTTGGTACACGAGCTGTTATAATTTCATCAAAGTCTATGTTACCATCAAATTGATTCTCGAAATAATCAATCGCAAACTTTGTATGTCTTTTAAAATTCATCAGGAAATATGAAAATTGTGGATCGCCTGTGAGCCATTGATCCTGAACTCCAGTGGCCGCAAGTCTTAAACGACCTGACATTCCTACTTTATGTGAGTAAAATTTTGTTAAATAAAACGGTACGCTAAAGTAGAATGAATCTTCAATTGAAGAAATTCAAACCCGAAACAATGGGCGATGATCGGGTATGTGTTTTTATTGGAAAGCGTAATACTGGTAAGTCTACGTTAGTCAAAGACATCATGTATTATAAAAAACACCTCCCAGCAGGCATTGTTTTATCAGGGACGGAAGAAGGTAACCATTTTTATTCAGAATTTATTCCAGACCTCTTCGTCTATGGAGACTACGACCGAGATGCCATAGAAAGAGTCATGTCAAGACAGCGTAAACTCGTGGGTGCGGGTAAAACCAATTGTGGTGCTTTTATGCTTCTTGATGATTGTATGTACGATTCAAAGTTTCTGAAAGATACGTGTATTAGACAGTGTTTTATGAATGGACGACACTGGAAAATCTTCTTCATGCTCACGATGCAATATGTCATGGATTTACCACCAGCACTTCGTGCAAATGTAGATTATGTATTCATTCTCCGTGAAAATATTATACAAAATAGAGAAAAACTTTATAAATCTTTCTTCGGTATCTTCCCATCATTTGATATGTTTTGCAAGGTGATGGATGCATGTACAGAAAACTATGAGTGTCTCGTATTGGATAATACCGTTAAATCCAATAAAATACAGGATTGTGTATATTGGTATAAAGCAACAGTCAGAAAAAACTTTAGGGTTGGAAGTCCCGATCTGTGGAGACTTCACCAGAAGATGTATAATCCCAAACACATGCAACATCGAGAAGATGATGCAAAAAAAGCCACAAAAAAGACAAATTTAAAAATTACTAAGACAAAGTAGCAGGCCGCGTTACTCAGATGTTTCAAAAACATATGAATATACTAAATGGCTACCAACGTAAATACCATGAATCTTTCAGACAATGGAGATGGGATGGTTCCATTGAATGATAATAGATCTACCGTGTTTATTGATAATAGAGCGTCACAAGAACAGGAAAAAAATGTGGGACAAAATAAACAGACAATGGACTCTACTCCAATTAATGACATTATGATGGATCCCCCAATGATGATGGAAGAGCCAAGAATGCAAGGTGTGATGCCACAAATGACAGCACCAAACCCCCAGGGTGCTTTCATGGCGCAGCAGCAAGCTGAGAAGGCACCAGAGAGCAAGAACCCAATGAACCTCACCGATGATCAACTCATCGCCCTCGTTGCGGGTGTTGCGGCTGCCGTCGCGGTGTCGAAGCCGGTTCAAGACAAACTTGTCACCTCCGTTCCCAAGTTCCTCAACGAACAAGGTGCGCGAAGCATGGTTGGTTTGGCGTCAACTGGTTTGGTTGCGGCAATTGTCTTCTACTTCGGGAAGACTTACATTGTGAAACCCTGATTTGATTCCCAACCCATATTTGAATAGATTGAATTATCAATACCTGAATAATAGGTAATCAACGCTCCAACAGTAAAAGCTGTCATGAGCAAGGCACTCAATTTAAGTGTCTTGCTTCTGTCACTCCCGTACTCTTTTACCGCGTCTTTCGTATCACCCCACAACTTGTTCATGAGAAAAGTTATCACGAACGCGATGACCGTCGTCGAAAATACAAACAAACGATCAACAGCCAAGCGTGGCACACTTCCCACAATATGTCTAAAGATGTTTGGTATCACCAATGTGAGAATGATCAAATTCCCATAATAGTTGTTACTGATGTGTGGTATGATTGTTATCCCATATATGGCGATGTAGTATAAGATAACCGTCAGTAAGACACTGAGAGGGGTTTTCATTTAATATATGTAAAGAAGATTATTTATCCTGTATTTTCTGACCACAGAAAGCCTTTCTATCTGGAATTTTTTCGTATATTCCAATCTCAATACACATATCTCGGAGTTCTGCATAATTGTCCCAAAAACCCTGGGAGTGAGAATACTCATCAACTGTGCAGTGTGCGAGTTCGTGAATAAGAACGTGGAACATCTCATTTGATGTTCCGTCGACACATATGGCTATTTCTTGTCCTTTATTCGTATTGTAACCAATGGTGCCGCGCATACCACGAATTCCGGTTATTGGAATACAACGCGTCAACATTTTATACTTTTGATTTTCAGTATTCACGAGATGTGTTCGAAGAGTCGTGTACTTTTCTTTGACCTCGGTGAGTTCCTGGGGTTCGCGTGTTCGTTGAAGAATCCATAAATTTATGAGCAACAATACAATGAATGCGATCATCTCTTATATACAAAGATAAATTTGCTATAGAATTCGGAGATTGGATTTCCCTCGAGACCCTCCCACATCTCAAGTCTGAAGCCAATCTCTTCTAGATGTGTTACCAGGAGATCCTTATAAGCTATGGGTTCAGATCTCACACCATCCGCGTAGAATGGTGTGTCTGCTAAATTCACAAATAATTTTTCACCATAACGACCCATACACTTAGTCTTAGTTAAAAAGAAATTTCCCAAATCATCGTTATAAGGTGTTCGAAATATAATCTTTTCTGAATCTGGAATAATCCCTATGAGACGTCCACCGGGTTTCATTCTCTTCTTGATTTCCCTAATTGAACTAAAAAATGTATCCTTTGATTCAAAAATATAATGAAGTGAAAAATTATAACACACAATGTCAAACTTTCTATTCGGGCAGTTGTGTATGTCCCCCTCGTAAAAATTTACTCGCATTCTCATGTTTTTTGCGCGACTTCTGGCTTCTACGAGGGCCGATGGCTCCGGGTCACACATACTCATGTTTGCACCACACCTGTGCCACTTTTGAAGATCACCACCAAAACCACAGCCAACGTCAAGTATCTGATTTCCTTCTTGAGTGACAGACTGTATCAGGTTTCGCTTGGCATCATTGTGGGTTCGACGGATCTCTTCCATGATTTACATTAGAACAATTCTTTTAAGGTAACTTAAGTTGTATATCTTCAATTTCAACCGTAGATGAAGGAAGCCAATTGAATAAGTAATAGTATACATGACCACTTCCCTCTATAAATTTTAATTTTTCCAAATGAGAACGTTTCTGCCCCGCATCAAGTGTATTGAATACATCGTATCCTAAATTTTTTGCGATTAAAAAGGCGTCGTTGTATACATCACCAACCATGTAAAACGCATACGCTTGACGTACTTCATCTGAGTCATCAACTCGCTTGTATGGAATATCATAAAATGAAATGAATTCGTCCGTGTCATCATTAACGTATGCATTCACTGGTAGAATCCAATATCTGACCCATTCCTTATCAATGACCGGAGCCAACTTGAATTCATCAAAATACTTTTTCAGTATAGATGTAACTTTTGGAACATCTTTAGAAGTCATCTTTCTAA